AACAATCAGACAGAATTGTTGAAATCATGTCCACTTGTGTGCCAGATTTAAAGGTGCCCTTCGAGGTTGACGCAGAACTTGGTAATAACTGGGGAGAAGTGGGATGAATTGTTGGCATTGTCAGACAAAATTAATTTGGGGTGGTGACCATGATCTTGAGGAAGAGAGTGAATCTTTTTCTATGGTTACTAATTTAAGTTGTCCCGAGTGTGGGGCATTCGTGGAAGTGTACCTTCCGAAAGAAGAGGAGCAAGAAGATGTGGACTAAGTTTTTAAGACTGTTCTTTCCCTGTCTCGTTAAGGAGCCAGAGAGAGCAAGAGATAACAAGGGGCGGTTAGTTGGAGACAATAAAAGTACTCCGACAATCAACGAAGCATGGGAAGGTGGCAAAGCACCTGCCAAAAAGAGAGGCCGTCCGCCAAAGGCCAAGAAACGCGGTAGACCACCGAAGAAAAAATGAGTAACTTTTCTGACGCAAAGTTGTCAGTAAGCCAGTCAGTCCAGTCCGTGACTCAGTTGTTCTTGAGACACGAGTCTGGGCTGCTGGATGAAGCCATCAGCAAGCTGCATGAAGTAGAAAGCCTAATACAAAAGGCAGAGAGGGAGGTTCAAGATGATGTTTGAAGCTCTGATACTTATATGCATGTCAGGGGAATTGGATGATTGCTCAATTATAGAAGACACTCGAGGTCCTTATTCTACATTCGAGCGGTGCATGGATAGAACAATAGAGATGTCTGCTGCTATGTTGTCATTTGACGAGGATCAAATCATCATGGGCGCAAAATGTAAGCCTGTTCAAAGTTCAAAACCTCGATTCTCAGCGACCTGAAGGTATAATGATACGTCTATCGTTCACGAGGTCCACGAGAATCGATGTTTTTATTCAATGATTTCAGTCTTTTGCTAGGTCACGGATTCGCTTGACCAAACGCTTGGCCCGGTTCGGAACCTGATCATGCCACCGCGAATCGACCATTTCGTCTGCCATTTTGTTCCAGTCCCGGGCATCGCATCCAGCTTTCATGCCTTTGAACTTAGACAGCCGTGGCCTGCCCATATTAAACATCATATTGCAGATAACTAATTGTGCTTCTTCGGGTAAATCATCGAAGTCATCGTACAATACTTTGCATTCGTCGATGGTCACAGCTACGTCTAGGAGAAATGCTCTATGCACTCGCTCTTCAGATATCTCCGTGCCAATAGGTTCACCAAACTCAGGGTCCGCCTCGGTAATGAGGTGACCGATGCCAAAAGTTGGCAAATTTAAATGATCTAAATACACGGAATACTTACAGCCCTCATCGTCCGCAAGTTCCATTCTTAGCTGATCTTTGTTCATTAGATTGTCCTTGGAATTTGAGCGTTCTTCGCTTGATTAATAGGGTTGCCTCCACCCACTAGCTGTAACGAGCTTTGTTGCTGCGCCAAAGGAGAGGAAGCTGCGGGAGATGCCAAGGGGTTAACACCTCCCGCTTGCGCTGTCGGCGGAGGAGCGCCAACGGCAGCAACTGGTGGTGGTGTTATTGTAGGTGCTTGTGACACAGGTTCAAGGTCCAAGGTGGGAGTTTCTTCCTCTTCGGGCGGACTCATTGTACCTAACGGTAAATTACGAAGTTCGTTTCTAATTCTGTTTATTTCTTTTCTTGGAAGATCCAGATCGTTACGACGGACGTTCTTGCGGACAGTCGGGCTGATATCGATAGGATCGAAGTCACCGCGCATAATATTATTTATACCACCAATTCCTGCATCTCGGAATACTCTTCTAATCTGACTGTCAGACATGCCTAAAGTTCTCATATCTTCAACAACATTGAACATCCTACTTTGTACACGGAAAGAGGCTTCATTAGCTGTTCGATATGCATCTACAAAATCTTGTGAGGTTGCGTTACCCCGGTTGGATATCGTGGTAAATAAGTTATTCGCATTTGTTCTGGCTCTTGAATATTCATAGCCTTTGAACTTGAGTGCTGTAGATTCAATGGGGTTTTCTGTGATACCTGAGAAAGCTCGAGCTAGTTCTTTTGAAAGCTCACGCTCTCTTAGCATACGATCCTTTGTGGATATACCAAGCTCTTCTAATCCCAGTCCAGACACCAGACCTCGACCAAATCTACTAACCTCGAACTCACCGGACCTTACATCTATGGGCACGATTGAAGGAAGTATACCGTCTACGATGTGTCTAAAACCTTTTGCTAGTTTATCTCCGGCGGAGTCCTCTTCGTTGTATACCTTTGCACCAGTAACAGTTCTACCACCACGACCACCTATTAATTGACCTATCTGACGAGCGCCAATTGTTTTAGACTCAGGATCAAACACATCACGCAATTTAGCAGTGATGATTGCTTCATCTGTAAAGGGTGCGAACAACTCACTAAGAGCTTCATTGGCTGCTCCAAAAACAATTTCTGCGCCATTCTTGCCTTCTATTTGCCCTTGCTCCGCTTTGTTAACAGCGGCTATAGCTATTCTCTCAAGCATGTCATACGGGTTTGAGTAGCTGTAATTTACATATGTTGGCAAACCTGTTTCTTCATCCCTGCCTGTTGGTATTAGTCTCGCGTTCTTCTCCCACGAAGGCGCAGCGGAACGCTGATATGCTTTCATCTGCTCTTCTGACACACCAGACAGTTCATAAGATGCAGCGGACACAGCAGCAGGTAACGCACCAAACGTGGTGATAGCACCTGTAAGTCTACGCAATCCTATCTGCTGTATCTTGGCATTGGTGCTTGCCAACTCGTCAATGCCAATTGCTATCGTGTTTGCACCTGTTCTCAGTATCTCATACGGGAATGCAATGAAGTTACCAACGGGTGCTCGTCTCAAAGTTTTAATGACTTGAGGTGCCATGTTATAATTCGGGACCGTGTTGCGAACAATTCTAGCAGCCTGCTCTTTTAACAAAGTATCGGATGGAGCGTCGGGCATACCTCGATAGGCATTCTTTAACTTGTTCAACTCAAAGTTAAAGTTGTAAATCTTCCAAACATCATCCCCTGCTTGGTACAAATTTTCAGCAGTCTTAATGGGCTTACTTTCAGCTACGTTACCTAAGAACGATGCAAGTCTTGTGTCACCATATTTACCGCCAAATTTACCGCCGACCTTGAATCCATCTATTTCATCAGAACCATAACCCAATCCTTGTTTGATAAGGTCTTGTAATTCTCGAAGCTGTGCCTGAGATCCTACGACTCCCAGTTCTTGCATCTCTTGAAAGTTTTTAAGTGCTTGATCAGAGCTAACATCTGTAAACAGATTGTTGTAAACCAAGCGAACTGACTCTCCAAGGTTAGATCCACGACCTATGTTGCCTTGAGCCAGTGCAAAAGCAGAGGCTGTTGTTACGTTACGAAGTTGTGTTATTGGAGACAGCACTGTCTTGCCAAACTGTGTAGCACCTTTGGTTCTTAGAAAAGCAGAATATGTATTTCTAGCTGCGTTACCTAGAACTCCAGTATCTCCTATAACATATCTTGATAGCTCCCTTCCCACGACGGGAGAAACTGCAAGCCCACGAAGAGAACCGTAATTACCTTCGCCTTGTTTTAAAAGTTTACCATCTTTCCCTGCGTCTAGTATTTGAAAGCCGTTGTCCTTGAGTGCTTGCTTTTCCGCTGCACCAAGTTTGGAAGTATCTCTAAATATTTTGGCTATGCCGGGGTTTAATAGCTCTCCTGCCTCATTAGTCTCTGTAGCAAGCTTTCTAATTTTACCAAAGTAGTCATCAACAGCTTTAAACTCAGCCAAGTCAGATATGGTGCCAAGAAAACTTTCTTTTGGATCTGTTATCTCTCCAAGAAGTTCTCGTTTGTACTTAGGTAATTGAATCCTAGCAGAAAATAATTTTGGATTTATCTTGTACTCAGCAACTCTGTCTATCCCAACGGACTTAACTGCTGATCTCTTTGAATGCGTTTTTAAAAAATAATCTGCCGCAGTCTTAGCTTGAAACTCACTAATGTTCTTTTCATTTTTCAGAACATACTTCATCTTGTCAGCTTCATCTGTAAGATCATCGGCTACACGAAGACCAAACTCTCGCATTAAACCTTCTTGGTCCTCTGGGTTAGCCCCTTTAACTATTCTACCCAACTCTTGCGCGACAGCTTTTGGATTCTCTTGAAATCCCTTCACAGCTTTTGTCATAACTTCTTCTGTTGGAACATAGTTCTTTACTTCAAAAGACTGATACCGTCTGCGAAGATATGTATTTATATTGGCCTGAATATCCTTCTTTATTCTGGCTCCCTCTTTGCCCTTCAACGTCTTTATATAATCACTTTCCAAGATGTCTTCATTAAACCGCTTGACCAGACCCCTCATCTTCTGAGCTTGTCCGGCTACATTAGTGGGCAGTTCGTCAAGTGCTCGTTGCCTTGCAGCTTGTGATGGTGCTGTCAGGAACTCTTCTATATTTGTAAACATGCTTTGCTTTGTAAGAGGACTAGCTCCCGACGTAACCTTATCAGCTTCCTTGAGGACACTATCTATTTCTGTATCCATTCTTGCCAGTATACTCTTTGCTTCCTTAACCGCTGCATCTGTTTTACCTGAGATGAGAAGTCGTGCTTCAGCAGCTTCTTCGGGCAAATACCCTCTTGGTCTAAAAACAGACGCTAAGTCTGCAAGCTTTTCCATTACAATGTTTTGATCTTCTCCAACAACTCTTTTTGCTTCAGCCGTCTCGAGTCCACGAGTTAGCCGTCTTGCCCCTGCTTGCAGTCCACGAGCCGTTCCGGCAACCGCGTCAGAAAGAATAGGTGTTTCCGTTAAAACTTTACCTGTACCTGCGGCTATACCTGAGAGCAAAGCTGGAGCTACAATGGTAGCCGCTCCTGTTTCTGCACCAATTTTTAGCTTATTTGTTAACCTGCGTAGAGCTTCGTCTCTTCCACTAAGTCCTATTTCTTGATCGGTTTGAGTTGGTCCACCTTCAAAAAAGTCAGCGATTGTGGTTGTGCCATCGGTTGCAACCACGGCATCTGCTGCTCCAGCAGCGGCAACTTGTTGTGCACCAAGTGCCAGCCTTTCACCTTTGGTTAGTTTATCCGCCGCTTCACCTGTTCTACCAAGGAGCTTTCCTTTACCTGACTGCACAGCTTTGTTCAGCCTGCCAACCTTTGACAACTTACTAACTGCGCTGGCGGCACCAAGACCCGGTACGACAAACTGTGTGATTACTTCTGCACCCTTACCGATTATACCTTCAGGATCTATCCCGGCAGCGTCTCGTAGCTTGTTGGCAGCGTTTGTTACGGACGAAGCGTAATCTGTATCAGCCGCAAGATCTACAACTGAAGCACCCAGTTCCAAGATCCCCTGTGGTATGGCAATGAGTCCAGAACCTACACCCTCGAAGAACTCTTGGGCCACGCCCTCATCCGTTTCAGGTGTGGTTTCAGGCTCGGAAACGGGCGTTAGTGAAAAGTTGGATGTGTCTTCATTCTGCTCTTCAACAGGAGTCAATGAAAAGTTAGAAGCTTGTTCTGTTTGATCTTCAACAGGAGTCAACGTAAATTCGACCATTGTAGCTCCTTACTTTGCAGAGATGTTAAAGGTTTTTCCACCTATGGTAACCTGTGTGACACCCGCTTGAGTCAAAGCTGCAAGAGTGTCATCACTAGGTTTAGCGTCAAAAGATGGCACTCTAACACCTGACGTTTGTGCCTGTCCTCCGCTATTCATCAAACCAGATATAGTCTCTTGTCCTTGTTCTACACCTAGCTGCTTAAACATTTCAGTTGTAACACCAGACTGTGCAAATATTATGGCTTGAGATGGAGGCATACCACTAGCCACTAGTCTGCTGTAACGCTGCTGTTCATCCGTAGGTCTAGAAGTGGAGGTAGCTTTTGTTGCAGCGTATGCATCGGCAAGGGTTGGGTACAGTTCAGGGTTAGCTGCCTGTATAGCTCTTGCGGTTTTTATAGCGGCGCTATCCTCTTGATTCTTCAGTGTCTGAAGCTCACGAGTAAAGTCGTTTTGCAGTTGTTGCAGACCTTCTGCATTTTCTGCTTTAATACCAAGCATTGAAATGTTCTGTCTAAATGTTCTGTTATTTAAATCTCGCTTAAATGTAAACTCGTCAACCTGCCGTTGTTCCGCAGAGGTTAATTGTCTATCTAAACGCTGCAACGCTGCAACATCTCTTTGATTCTGTAAATTAAGATCGTGTCGTCTTGAATCAGCCCTGACTTGATTGTCATACATACGTTTTTCTTCTTGAGAAATTTCTGCACCGACTTCGTCAAGTGCTTTCAATGCTATGGCTCTATCTTCTTTGCGCTTGGCCTCACTTCTTTCGCCTTTAGCTTTTGCATAACTACCAAGGGTAACCTTTGCAGCTTCAGCAAAATTAGCAAGAGCACTTGAACTTTGCCCCGTAGCCATTAACAATCCGAGCATCATTAAGTTATAGTTAGCATCAGTACGCATGTCTTTTGCTTGATCCTCACCAAGCATTTCTTTTATCAAAGCCTGACGAGCCTTAACTCTTTCTTTTCTAGTCTTGGCTGTAATACCCAGAATTGAGTCAGTTGCTTCTGCTTTGTCTTTATCACTAGCATCTGATTGTTGCGTCTCTAAAGCGGAAGCTATGGCAGCATTAACATTTTCACTATTCGTTGCTCCAACAACGGTCTTCTCTGCTTGAGCGTCAGCAGTTTCATTTGATTCTGCCAGATTAATAGCAGCCTCGACAGCAGTCTTTTTCTTTTTAACTTTTTTAGGAGGCTCAGTGCCCGTAACACCAGCCCTCACTCCGGGATCCTGCGTGGCTGGATCAATGGTTGTTTCTGGAAGAGCAGCATCCGCCTCTGCTTGTGCCCCCGGATCAAGTGTAGTAGATACTGGTCTTGCTGTGCCGAAAGTGCTAGATCCATTTGTGGCAGTAGCTGCCAAGGTTTCACTGGGCATTTTACCATCATCGGGTATGTTACCGAACTCATCCTTTGCTGTTAGAGCAGCTATGTCAGCCTGCCTGACACCCTCCTCAGTTAACTGAGGTGTTGTCAGGTAATCTGTCACTGGGCGCATAAAGTCACCACTCATAAGATTACCCGCTGAACTTGTTACGGCTCTAACTCCTGTATCTAAAGCTCTTAGACCTGTTTGAATGGGGGTTCGTTCAGTGTCTGTTCCGTAAAGGAACTCATTAACTGTGCCCATACCTTTGTTGGCAGCAGCAATACCTTGGTCTATTAAAGATGGTTCACTGGATCTGTTAGCTGCATTTATCTGAGCCATAGCTTGATCAGTCAGAGCGTCCTGACCCACTCGACCACGAAGCGCACCCAAGTTTGCACGGTTAGCTGCCATTCTATCTGCATTAGGTACGGGTGCCGTTTGAATCTGTCCCGGCACAGTGCGACCAGCCAATGCATTAGCCGCTGCCATCTGCACGGAACGTGGGAGGCGTTGATCTCTGGCAATATTATTAAGCGTTGCCTTGTCACCCTTCGCTGCCAAGTCTTTAATAGCAGACATGTAATTTGTTACGTTCTGACCACCATTCGCCATCTGCACAGGCTGACCCATACGTTGACGAACCACGTTGGATAACTCAGGTGATGAGGCCAAGATCCCGGCAGGCTGTCTTGACATACCGGGCTGACGAAACATTTTACGATTTAGTGGGTTCATCGTTAGCCCCCAAACATTTTGTTAAAGCCACCAGACTGACCAACTGCACCGAGGCCAGCAATACCAAGACCAAGTAACTGTGACCCCGTGCTAGGCGGCGGCGTTGTGGTAGCCGTGCTTGTCTGTTGCAGTGACGGT